GGTGACTGACTACCAGCTCGAACCGCTGAACGGCAATCTCGACGGCATCCCGTGGGCGTACGATCGCATTCGCGCAGTCGGCGACTACGCGTTCCCAATGGTCTCCGCCAACTTTGGCGAGCAGGCGCTCGTAAAGATCACCGGCGTCTGGGGATGGCCAGCGGTTCCAGTAGCAATTGTGCAGGCGACGATCCTCCAGGCAGCGCGTCACTTCAAGCGTTACGACTCGCCACTCGGTGTCGCCGGCTTCGGAGACTTCGGCGTGGTACGCGTCAGCCGGTTCCTAGATCCCGACGTTCAGATGCTCGTCGAGCCATACAAGAAGATGCGTCTGTTCCGATGACGGCTACCGTAGGGCAAGTCAAGACGGCACTCGCCACAGCTGCCGCAACGATCACGGGTTTACGCACGTACGATCGGCAGCCCGACAATCTGAACGCACCATTCGCTTTCCCCTCGCTCCAGTCGATTGACTATCACGGCGCTATGGGCGCCGGTTCCATCCTTCAGACGTACACGCTGACCGTCGTAGTTGGTCGCGCGTCTGAGCGCGCTGCCGAGGATCTGCTCGACACGTATCTTGGCTACGGCTCGGGTGGCATTCGTGCCGCGATCGAAGCGGACACCACGCTCGGCGGCGTCGTGCAGACGTGCATCGTCGAGTCGGCTGGCACGATCGGCACAATTGACGGCAACGACACGCTGTATCTCATGGTTGAGTTCCGCGTCCTGGTCTACACTTAGGAGTTTGACGATGGCAAAGTTTATCGTGGCACCCGGCTTTATTGTTGCCGGCAAGACCGAGGGGCAAGAGGTCAAGGCGTCCGACGTGGATCGCTTGGACGTGATGATCGAGTCCGGGCGCGTGATTGTCAAAGTCGCAGAATCGTCGTCTACAATGAAGTCACAACCCGACGTGATCGACTCCGAGGAGGAGTAACCAAATGGCGAAACTCGTATTGACCAACAGCAACATTACGATTGGCGGCACGGACGTGTCGGCGAATGTTGCCAGCGTCCAGATCGAGACTTCGGTTGACGAGGTGGAAACGACTGCGTTCGGTCCGGGCAACGGCAAGACGCGCGTCGGTGGTCTGCTCGACACCACGATCTCGCTTTCAATGCACAACGACTACAGCGTTATCGAAGGCCTTGTCTACCCGCTGATCGGAAGCACAACGACAATCGTCGTAAAGCCGAACGGTACTGCTGTTTCGACGGCCAATCCCTCCTACTCGATGACGGCCCTTGTTACCGGGTGGTCTCCAGTAAATGGAGCCGTCGGAGAACTGGCCTCGGTCGATATCTCGTGGCCAGTTTCGGGAACGGTAACGAAGGCTGTCGCTTAGTCTGATCGCGTAACCTCTACGCCCAGGGAGGGCTGGACATGGAACTACAATTCAAGATCAAAGAGACAGGCAAGGACAGCGTGATCGTACGCGCTGCCCTGGTCGACATCGTTGCATGGGAGGATCGCTTCGAGCGACCATCCTCGACAATGGGTGGCGATTCGATCTTTGCTCGCGACTTCGTTTGGCTTGCTTGGCATTCGCAGAAGCGCACGGGCGCGACGACTCTGGACTTCATGGATTGGGTCGCCACGCTCGATGAAATCGAGGGCGCTGAGGAGACTACGCTTGTCCCTTTGGAGAATCCTCCAGCCATTGGCTCGTCGCCAGTCTCGCAGTAGAGACAGGCATCGCGCCCAGTGTGCTGATGCTGGAGTCGGAGCGGATGCTCTGGACCATGCTGGGATATATTCGTTGGCGAAGCGTTCACAGCAACCGGTAGACTGACTCTATGGCTACGCAGAAGATACGCGGCCTAGACGACGCGCTGAAGACGCTTCAGAAGATGGATCCTGTCTTGAAGCGCGAGGCAGTCAAGCGCCTGAAGGGCGACGTGCAGCCGATCGTTTCGGCTATCAAGGCCGGGATGCCGCAGACTCCATTGTCTAACTGGGTCGCGCCTAAGCAATCGAGCGCACGACGCGGGACTGTTTCTGCTGGTCGTAGTGGTGCTGCTGGCACACCGTACTGGCAGGCTGGCAAAGCAAAGAGTGGCGTACGTGCGAGCGTGAAGAAACAGGGGGCGCGTCAGATGAAAGGGAAGGCGATCCTTGTCAGCATTCGTCAGTCGAATGGCGCCGGCGAGGTATTCGACATGGCTGGAAAGAAGACGAATAGCGTCTTCACCCGTAACCTAACTGCCAAGTGGGGCGGACCTTCGCGTCTGATGTGGCCGACTGCCGAGAGGCATAAGCCACAAGTCCTTGCTTCGATCAATCGCAGCGTCGTCAACATGTCGGATATTATCAATGAGGAACTTCGACTACGCGGTTATTCGCGTTCTGCTCCGCGCGCCTCTGGTCATTTCCGCTAGAGATAGGCAGGTAGAATAGACTCATGGCTATCGTAATCCCGATTGGCGTTGATACCTCCGGCTTGACTCGCGGACTCTCGCAAGGCACTAGCGGTCTCCGCAAGTTTGGCAAGATGGCTGCCATTGTCGGCGGCGCAGCTGCGCTTGGCGGTTTGGTCGCCACGCTGAAGATTGGCGTCGACGAGTTTATGGGCGCGCAGAAGGTATTGGCGCAGACGGGCGCGGTGCTGAAGTCAACGGGTGGCGCGGCGAACGTGACGAGTAAGCAGATCACCACGATGTCGGAAAGCCTGATGAAACTGTCGGGCGTTGACGATGAGGCGATCCAGTCTGGTCAGAACTTGCTGTTGACGTTCACGAAGATTCGCAACGAGACTGGCAAGGGAAATAATATCTTCGATCAGGCTACGCTGGCGATGACGAATCTGTCCGTTGCGATGGGGAAGGATCTGAGCTCGTCAGCGATCCTCGTCGGCAAGGCTTTGAACGATCCCGTGAAGGGTGTCGGCGCGTTGTCGAGGGCAGGCGTGCAATTCACGGCGTCGCAGAAGGACACGATCAAGGCGCTCGTAGATTCTGGCAACGTCATGGGCGCGCAGAAGATGATCCTCAAAGAGCTCGAAACGCAGTTTGGTGGGAGTGCGAAGGCTGCGGGTCAGACGTTGCCGGGGCAGCTGAACATTCTCAAGGAGACATTCCGCAATCTTGCCGCTGATCTAATCGCCGGATTCATTCCAGCGGTCAGTCGTGGTGCGGAGATATTCCTCGGTTTTGTTCGTGACATTGCGAAGCAGCCGACGCTATCGGCAAAGATCCAGTTTGTTATTGGGACTTTTGCTGGTGCTGCGTGGCGCGGGGTCCAGTCAATCATCGATTGGTGGACGACGCCGAAGACAGAGTTTGAGAAGAGTCCGACGAGTGGACTCCATATCAAGTTGATCCCGGCTGGTAAGGATCAGGTCGCCGCGTTCTTTACATCACTAAATATTGCGATGAAACAGAAGGCCAACGAGTTTGGTAATACCATTGGCTTTGGCATTATGGATGCGATCTTTGGCGGGGCGAAGTCGCAGGCTGGTAAGAACGCGAAGAATACCCTCGGACTATTTGTCACGTTGCTCAATCCTGTTGCGCTGAACGAGTGGGCGGGTGGCGTTGGTCGAGAGATGATTGCTGGATTGTGGGACGGTATTACGCAATGGCTGAACGAGAATCCCGGCATCGCTACGAAGGCGATCAAAGACTGGTTTATGTCTGCTGGCGATTCGATTGGTGGCGTTATTGGTGAAGCGTTCAGGTTGATGACGCGAGAAGCACGCAAGGGCGCTCCAGTCTTCATTGGTGTCATCACGAAGACCGTGCGCGAAGCCGTGAACGCTGCGCGCCAGGGACTGGCTGGTCTTGGTTCATCGCTTGGCGGGATGCTCTCGACGATCACAGGTACGTCCTCGCCGGACGCGAAGCGTGCTGCCGAGATTCGCGCGCAGCAGAAGGCTGAAGCGACTACGCGCGAGCGTGCGCGCCTGACGCTTGTGAGGGATTCTGCCGCTACTGATGAAGATCTCGCGCAAGCCAAGCAGGATCTTGCTGATTTCGAGTTGGAGGTTGACGCGACATCTGCTGAAGAGCGCGTGGCGATCGCGCAGTCTACAAATCAGCGGCTGATTGAAGATCTTGTTGAAAGGTTCAACCGGGGGACGATTGACGCGACGAAGTTTGCGAGCGATCTCGACGGAATCATCGGTGCCGACAAGGGAGCAGAACTGGGGATTGCGTTTGCTGGCGCGTTTGGTCGGGAATTGGAATCAATCAAGGCTGCGGCGAGTGATATCCAGAACGTGATCGATCGGTACGCCAAGGGCAATCTCCCGATCACGGCTGACAAGCCGACGCCGGCGATGGATGCTGCGCGCACCGCTGCCCTGAACCAATGGAAAGATGATCGTGCTGCTCGGTTGAAGAAGGCTCGTGATGCTCGGAAGAAAGACGGCATCACGAAGGAAGAGCAAACTGATATCAATAACATCATGAAGAAGTGGGACGACGACCATCAAAAGCCTGTTGCGATGGCTGCCGGTGGCATCTTGAAGCGTCAGGTCTTTACGGCTGGTGAGGCTGGTCGCGAGGCCGTCATCCCGCTCGGGTCGAGTGAGGCGATGGGCATCATGCGGGATGCGCTTGGTGGTGGCGGTGGCGGAGGGGCGACGTATAACCTCGTTATCAACGCGGGGCTGGGCACGAATCCTGACGAGCTCGGTCGGACGATCGTAGAGTCGATCAAGAAGTTTGAGAAGCGCAACGGGCAGGTCTTCGCTGGTCCGCAGATCCAAGCGACCTCGGCTGGTGTCTCGACGAATGGTGGCACGCAGACCCGTAGCCTAAGGAAGAACTAGGTGGCTACGCCGAGCCTGCTAGTCCAGATTGGGTTTGATACGTCGAGCCAGGGTGGTCCGTTCTTTTTGTGGGCTGATGGGACGGCGACGAATACGCCAGAGGCTATAGCTGCGAATCCGCAGAGTCTTTTCGATAACACCGAATACCGTTTCGGCGGGACGCTGGACTATGACGTGACGGATCGTGTGCGTTCGGTTTCGATCACGCGCGGCAGGTCGCGCGAGTTGGATCGTTACCAGACCGGCGTTGCAAATATCACCTTCAATAACCAAGACAGGGCGTTCGACCCGTTCTACGAAGCCAGCCCGTACTACCCGGATATCAAGCCGCGCCGCAACCTGAAGATCTCGACGATCATCGCCGCGTCGACTGCCGTTCAATTTACCGGCATCATTGAGGACTGGGGCTTGGATTACAACATCTCGGGCGAGTCGACGGCTGGCGCGGTCGCTGCTGACGGATTCATTACGTTTGGCGGTCAGCAGATCGCAGCGCATACGGCGACCAGTCAGACGTCGGGCGCGCGTATCAACGCGATCCTGAACCGCAGCGAGATCGATTGGCCTGCCGCGCTTCGTAACATTGACACGGGCGCGCAGACGCTACTCGCCGACGTCGTGGATGCTGGCACGGATGCGCTGGGGTATTTGCAGCTGATCGAGGCGTCCGAGCCTGGTCAACTATTCATGAGCAAGGCGAACGCGGTGACGTTCAAGAATCGGAACGCTGGCGCCACGATCGGAACCGTGACGTTCTCGGACGCCGGCGGAACCACTATCCCTTACACGGACATTACCGTTTCATATGGCACCGAGCTGCTGTATAACCGCGTCAACATTGCTCGGCTAGGTGGCTCGATCCAGACGGCTGCCGGAAGCGCGTCGCAGAGTGAGTATGGCATCACTTCACTCGACTACAACGGCTTGCTGATCGACACGGATGCGAACGCGCTTGCGCTCGCAAAATATCTGGTCGGGAAATATGACGAGCCAGATCTGCGCTTCGATACGATGACGGTCGAGTTGGCCGGACTTGGCACGGCTGACCAGTCGCGCGTCCTCGGCTTGGAGATCGCAGACATCATCTTGCTGCAATACCAACCGAATAGGATCGGCGCTCGGATCTCGAAGAACGTGCAGATCATCGGTATCCGCAATGATATTCGCCCAATGACGCACAAGGTAACTTTCTCACTTGCGTCGACTGATACGGTTGCAATGGTGTTCGCTGGTGGTACCGTGACGAGCGGAACGGCAGTTGCGGCAGCGTATCCATTCAGTATCTTTGGCACGTCGACATTCGGACTCTAGAGGCAGGTAGAATAGACTCATGGCTTGGACTACACCGGGAACAGCTGTTGCGGGAGACGTACTCACAGCTTCGCTGTGGAATACTAATGTCCGCGACAATCTCAATAGTGTCGGCGCAATACTTGTTGCGACATCGACATTTACCGCATCGGCAACAATTCAGATCACGTCTTGCTTTTCTTCGAGTTATCAGAATTATTTGATCGTCGGAGAATACGTGCATACCGTTACGAATAACGGAATCTATTTCAATATGCTTTCTGCAACGACTCCGGCAACCGGAGCGAACTACGGGAATACTGCCATAGAGGCAAATGCTGGTGGTGGACCTACTCGAATCTATACAAGCGCACAGACAAAAGCGCGGATCGCGTATGCAACAAATGCTGGGGCTGGTAGGGCTGGGTTTACGGCAACTATTTACGCGCCGAATGTTGCAACTCCGACTAACGTAACGAGTGTCACAAATGCCGGCTCACAATATTTTCAGAGTATTGGCGCAACCCACATAGTTTCAACGTCGTACGATGGTATTCAATTCACACTAGACTCGGATACTTTGACTGGTGCAATTCGTGTCTATGGACTTATCAATTCGTGAGTATGAATTATGACTACTAACATCCAAAATATTCGCAAAAATCTTGCACAGGTCCACACGATCGTCAATCGCAACGTGAACGGTGTAGATATTCCGCTGACGAGCGATGAACTCGAATTGTGGCTAGATCAGCAGGCTGAGATCATGTTGGCGAACGAGCATGGCTGGAGCGAGTTTCGTTCCAAGCGTGACTTTCTGCTTAGTGCCTCGGATTGGACCCAGGTTTCCGATGCGCCTGTAGACGCAAAATTGTGGAGCGCGTATCGTCAAGAGCTTCGCGATCTTCCTGCAAATGTTTCTGATCTGACAGATCCTATTTTGTGGCCGGAACCTCCGCAGTAGATAGATAGGTAACGACTGACGTCGCCAGCTGCCAGTAGGTGAACCTTGCCACTAGGGGCGTTACACTATGCTCATGTCTGATGCCGAAGTTGAGCGTTTGTATCGGGCGATGGAAGCGTTGCGTATCGAGGTCGTTCAGTATCGGGCAGACTTGAACGGTCGGCTGCGGACGCTAGAGGTTCACAGCGCCGAGGTCGATGCGCGCGAGGATCAGCGCACGATGACGCGGAGTGTGACGCTGGCGTATATTGCCGGCATCGCCGCGCTTACCGGTATCATTAGTGCCGTACTAACGAATCTACTGTAGGGAGCTCATAATGCAGATCAGTCCAAAAGTCACCGCCGCCGCTCTTGCTGCCGCGCTCGTCACCATCATCGTCTGGGGCGCCAGTCTCGCAGGCGTCGAGATCCCGACTGTCGTCCAGGGCGCGATCATTACGATCCTCGTTGCCGCTGCCGGGTACTTCGTTACCGATCCTGCCCGGTCGTGAAGATCCTCCGCCTGACCTCGCCGCTGACCGAGGGCACCGCCGTCGCCCTAGCGCAGCAGCACCTCGTCAAGTATGGCGTGCTTGCCAAGACCGCCGTAGACGGCATTTACGGCCCCGTGACGGCGAACGCAGCGAAGAGGGCTAAGTACCTGCTGGGCTATGCAGACACCGCAGGGACGTACGACGCGGCACTACAGGCGTTCATGAGTGGCAAGACGAAGCCGACGGTCGCGATGCGCGCCCGTGTCGCGGCGCGGAAGCGAAAGCCGCTCCCGTCGTTGACTCTGGGCGAGCGTGCCGCTGACCGAATGGTTGGCTGGTACAACGCGCGCTGGTCGGAGAATCCTGCCGGGTCGAACTTCGTCCAGCCTCTCTCCCTGCTCTGCAAGGATCTCCGGCTTGCCGCCTACTACTACCAGATGAACTACGCCTGGTGCGCGCTCGCAGCATTCACCGCCTACCTCGCCGAAGGCTCGACAGCCGCGAAGTACGGGTTGCGCGAAGGCAAATACAACGCGCTCTACACGCCAGAGATCCGCGCAGTCGCCGAGCGTGGCGCGTACGGGTTGGCTTCGCAATCCAAGACAACGATCGTCAAGGGAACCGCGCTCCTGTTTGACTTCGGCGGATCGAACGGCTCGGAGGTCGACCATATTGGCATCGCCCTCGGCAAGCCTGGTCAAGTCGTCAAGGCTGGCGGCAAGACGTGGCGACCCGGCAAGAACTCGGTCGTCACGGTCGAAGGTAACACGTCCTACGACGACTCTGGTAGCCAGTCCAATGGTGGCTGCGTCGCGATCCGAACGCGTAGCCTGACCGTCATCCGCGCGGCGGTACGCGTACAATAACGGACGACACGACCGGGGAGGGTTTCGGTATGGGACTGCTAGACGAGATCGGCGCACAAACGAAGTCGCGACATAGACCGTGCATCGTGACGGAGATCCTCGACGACTTGCCAATCGAGGACGCGCGAGAACTACAGCTAGCCCTCGACGATGCGGCGATGACTCATACCGCGATCACGCGCGTCCTCGTCAACCGTGGCTACCCGGTCGCGCCTAACGGGAAGCAAGTGGCGAATCATCGCCACGGGTCTTGTCAATGTCGGGCATAGGCAAAGAGGTCGCGCTCGAAGTCAGGTGTGACGAACTAGCGCAAACGTGCGCGCATTTGCAGCGCCAACTCGCACGCGCGAAGGGCAAGTCTGCGGATCTCGTCGCAGCCGTCGAGCGTGCCGCGCTAGAGTCGGCGAGCATCGCCGGCAGAGGCAAGGCAGTCAAGGCGCCGAAACGTGACAAGCGTCCAGGCGGCGAAGTCGCCCTGCTCCACCTCACAGATTGGCAGCTGGGTAAGCAGACGGAATCCTACGACACCGAGGTCTGTCGGCTGCGCGTCATGACGGCTGTAGCAAAAGTGCTACGGCTGACGGAGATCCAGCGCGCAGCGCACCCGGTCGACGAGATCCACGTCATGCTCGGTGGCGACCTGATCGAGAACGTGACGATCTTCAAGATGCAACCATTCGAGGTTGACAGCTCGGCGACGATGCAAGTCTTCGCAGCTGCAACCCTGATCGAGTCCGTGCTGCTGACGTTGCTTGAGAACTTCGAGCGCGTCGTGGTGCACGAAGTGCGCGGCAACCACGGGCGGATCGGTCTAAAGGGCGAGACACCAGACAACTGGGATCGTGTCGTCGGCAGGATCGTCCGCGAGCGTCTGATCGACCCGCGCCTCGCGTGGGAAGCGCCAGACAACTGGTACGCCATCGGCGAGATCGGAGAGTACCGATTCCTGCTGGTCCACGGAGACCAGGTAAAATCGTTCGGGGGAAATACGCCGGCTTTCGGAATTATCCGCAAGGCTACGGCCTGGTCCTCGGGTGTTCTTGAAGGATGGGACGACCTCTACCTCGGGCATTACCATCACGTCAGCCAATTCCAGATCCCGAACGGTGGACGCGTCTTCATGACGGGCAGCACCGAATCCGGCAGCGAATATGCACGCGAGTTTGTCAGCGCGAAAGGTAAGGCGTCGCAGCGGCTTCACTTCGTCGACCCGCGCGCCGGGCGCGTAACTGCCGAGTACGTCATCTGGCTCGACTAGGCGCGCTCTACACGTCTGGCGTGTATAGCGTCTGACTGGCGGCGATGGCGCGTAGATAGACACGGCACCTATCTACATGACGGTGCGGAAGCGTATCAATCCGATACGCTCTAGCCGCGCAATGATGCGAAGTAAGAGCGCCTTACCAGCGCGCGTCGCAGACTTGTGCGGATTAGGCTTGGAAAGTATCCGCCTGGGCGATACTATTCAAGCCTAATCCTCGGTCGCGTAGGCGCCGAACTGGCGCCCATGAACATCGACGTGCGAGGTAAGCGCGCCTTACCGGCGCACGTCGCAGAGTTACGCGACTCCGCCACGATCCTTCGGATACTCGTACGTCTTATTGATCTCCGAGAATCTCGCGCGCAGTTGCGCTGTCTCTTTTTTATTGGCACCGCAAAGCATCGCGTACTTGTGCTTCGGCGGGACGGGGATGCTATCCGACTCGGCGTGCTTCACTTTGCTCTGCTCGCGTAGTTGCTGCTCGATGTCGTCGGGTATGTTGTCCCACGCCATCCCCGTCGCGTGGCACCAGTCTGCACGCCAACGGATACCAAGCTCTTTGGCGTACCTCTTGTATGCCGAACGCGAACGGAAGAAGCGATCCGAAACGTACTTCCCCGTGTAAGGATTTATGTGTCGCGTCGCCGCGCCCGAGGTCTGACCGAGGTAGTAGAAATTGCAGGCTTGGTAGATCGTGCCGAGTTCCTTCGCCATCGGGTCGGAGTACGCCGTGAACAGTCGGTATTGGGTGGTCTGCGCCATGTCTTTGATGCTCGACATGATGAACGCGCTGGCAAGATTCTTCGGCGACCAGGACACGCACGCGCCTCGACTGATTAGGCGTTCAAGGTTCGGGGTATCTTCGCCGAGGAGTTTGCTGAACGCGTTAGGCATGTTGAACAGGAGGGCGCCGGCGAGGATTGTCCCGTGATACGCGCCATACCAATGCGTCGTGTATTGGGATAGGTTGCCGAGCCATTCGTGCCGATGGATGAACCGCGTAAGATCCTGCTTGTCTTCGGTGCTGGTGACTTGACGAAACTCGAAGTCAGACACGCGCAAGGTTGCCGCGTAGTCCTCGGTCATGCCGGCGTCGAGCAAGTCGTCTACGCGGTTACGCAGACGAATGTCGTACTGCCAGCAATGCGACTCCGTATACTCGCGAGTCTCCGGCGCGTTCGGCTGCGTCGATTCTTCCTGCCATAGTTGCAGGGCGCCTTGCATCTAATCCTCGGTCGCGTAGGCGCCGAACTGGCGCCCGTGAACGTCGACGTGCGAGCCGGGTGCGCCGAAGCGTTCGCGCCATTCGGCGATCGTGTACGTACAACCATCCGGCTCGGTGTCGAAGACGTGGCTACTGACAACGGGCGGCTCGGCGGCGACGGGCTTGCCAACCTTCGCTCCCTTGTCATTCGACCAGGGCGCGTACAACTCACCATCGCCACGCGCTAAGTCGATAGCGTCAAGGAACGTCTGCGCGCGTGGACCCCAGCGCGCGATGATCTGGTGACGCGCACCCTTCGGGATACGCCGATCACCCGTGACGTAACGCGTAACGCGTGGACGCTCGCAGCCAATCACGCTAGCCAGCTCGTCAGCGTCAATCTCCAACTGAATCATGAGTGCGCGGCTCGGCGACAAGACCGGCATCACGCCGCCGCCTTCGCCGCTCGACGCTTCGACTTCGCAGCCAGCTTCGCGGCGCCACGGTCCAAGCGCACCTTCATATTCGCCGCGATCTTATTCTGACCTAAACGATTGCGCCTTTTGTTGCTCATCTCGTTCTCCCCTGGTGGTGGTGTTCGACGATCATACACAATCTGGCGAACACCCGGCAGGACGCGAATCCTGCCGGGTGCGAGTCGCCCGAGGGAGGGGAGGGCGCCTGCATACAGGATACCCGTCCCCTCGCTGTTATCATCACGCCGTGGGTGCGTCGCCTGTCCCCGTGGTGGTGGACTGCGACGCACCCGCCTTCACGATCAACCCGACCGCAGCGCGCGTTAGTCCAACCATGTCGCCGATCGCCTGAAGCGTCATCTCTGGGGCTGCCTTCCTAATCAGATGGTCACGGTCACGCCGGCGAGCCTGCACGATGAACTCTGCATCGAGCAGCTCATCCGCCGCGTTGTAGAGGTCCGCTTGGATCTTGGTTCTCATGCTGCCACCTTCCGGTTCCGCGACTCGTAAACGGCGTAGGCTCGGGCTTCGGGCAGGTAGTCGAAGTCATGTCTAGATTCCCGCACAACGACGACATAGCGCCCCGCATCTGTCGCCCACAACTGCACGACAGGATCGGTAGTCGATGAGACGTAGATCAGGGTTGCGCTCACGATTCACCACCAAACAAAGTAGGGTCAGATTCTTCGGACAACGCTTCAGGGATACCGACCGACGTAGGTGAGTCGGTCCTATGCAGAACCTTCGCCCATCGTTGCTTGACCGTCGTTGGCTGATCCGTTCTCCGCGCCTTCCCATCGGTGTGCTTCCATTGTCCGCCGCCGGCGGCTCCCTCGTTAGTCCACCCCGCAGCAAGTAGCGTTGCTCCTGTTTCGCTGTCGAGAATATACGTCTGGATTCGCAGATACCCGCTCGCCTTTCCAGATCGAGCGGCAGCGGCATACAGCATCGAGCAAGCGTTTGGCGTCCCGTCGGTAACGAGCCGAGTGACTTCGAGTACCTGCCGCGGGTGTCCCGCAAGTCGGGCAACGGGTCGCCCGATGATTGCGGCACCGCGTACCTGGTCATCGTCATCGATGACGCCGATGCTGAAGCGATGTCCCTGGCATGGCTGATGATGACGATGCCAAGCCGCGACCACGGCATTCGCTTCCTTCAATTCAAGCGGAACGACCCGCAGGCTGATTGCTCCCTCGGGCTTCACAACTCACCACCCGTGTACCAAGTCGCTGGGTGCATTGGCTGGATGTAGTTTTCTGGTCGATAGTCGGTACTCGATGGGAATGGTGTCCGGCAGAGCGGCTCACCAAGTGCTTCGAGGGCTTTCGAGATGTTGCGCTGGATATCGTGAAGCAATTCGCAGGCAGAGTCATCGCCGCATTCGGAATACTCGTGCATCTGATCGATCATTTCCGACATGTCGAAGCGAGCGCATTGGAGGTGGTGGGCGGCGCTCATGTTAGACCTCCTCGCCATTGTAGATGGCGGTGTTGGCAGAGTTGATTAGCGCGATTGCTGCTTTATTTTTGAGGTTGCGTCCGACGTAGACCTCCTCGCCATCGATCTGGCAGTAGACATCGAACCGGATCTCATGGCAGTTTGAGAAGTTGATGGTGCAGTATCCGTGCATCCCGACGGCATCGCTGCCAAGACGACAGAGTGCTTTCACGTCTAGGTCATCCATCGCGAAGATGGTGGTCGGGGCTTTTTGCGTGGTGGTCATTTCAATCTCCTGTGTGGTGGTGGCGGTTGCCATGCAGTAAAGATAGGGCATAAATATCCCCGTGTCAAGTGCAATTGACAAACTGGTGTAGACAGTCGGGGACACCGAGGCGTACTATCCACCACGCGGCACAAGTCGCAAGCCAACATTCAACTCAAGGGAGAACATGATGGCAAATATCGTATCCGCGGAAGACATCCTCGGAGGGGGCGGCGAGCCGTACCTGTCCGCAGAGGATAAGGCCGCACTTCACAACGCGCAGACCGCTTTTTATATGACGAGTGCGGTCGCCGAGCGTGAGGGAACCTACGGCACGCAGACGATCTTCACGATCAAGGCCAAGGGCATGGAGCCTTCCATGCTCGCGTTCCAGGCATCCGCATCCCGCATCTCGCAGGCTCGCAATGTCCTCAACGCGATCGCGCAGGGCGCCGACGCAATCGGACCTTGCTACCTCGGTCGCTGGGAAGCCAACGGAAAAAGCGGGTGGCAAATTACTTTCAATCCGACCACGCCGATGACGATCCCGGCAACCCAGCAGCAAGCCGCGCAGGCTGCAACCACCGAACGCGTCGCAGCTGTCACGGCTGATCTCGTTGACAGCGATATCCCGTTCTAGTGGCGAATGAAGTCGCGGTGCGCGTCGGCGGCCTAACCGTCGGCGCGCTCCAAAACATCGCAGAGAACCGCCACGTCATCACTTCGGATGGGGAGTTGCTCGACGTTACGCTCGCCACCGATGATGACTTGGTGATCTGGTCGATTGTTACGCAACGGCTGCGAACGCTTGCGCGGAACATCGAGCAAGGCGTGAACGCCGAACTCGCTGACCGCGTACGCCGAACAGGTGGCGCGATCACAACACCCGAAGGCAAGGCGTCTGAGACAATCAGCAGGGGATCGGTGTCGGGCATCGCGTCGGCGCAGATCCGCGAACTGCTCGAAGCGGCTGCTGCCGACGGGCTAATCCCATGGGAAGCCGTTGACAACGTGGCTCCCCTGGTCGCTCACGTCACGCCACAGAAGGCTTGGCAGTATGCCGAGGATGCGCCCGATGAGATTCGGGAGCAGCTGGAAGCCATGATTCCGGCGAAGCGTCGAACGATCAAAGTCGACGAATCGCCCGTATGACAGTTTCGCCACCCGTTCCCACTCCCATCCTCCAAGATGATCCATTGGTGGGAGCGGGTGGCGTTCACACCGTCATCATCGGACTGGACGCCAGTCCACTCCGCATCGGCTACGCCGTCATGATCCTCCATACCGGCGAGCTCCTGACGAGCGGCACGATGCACGTCAGCAACACCGGCGATGATCTTCGCAATCGGCAGGCTGGCTGGCGGCATATTATGGCCGAGGTCAACCGCGTCACCGACTCCAGCCTCGTTGTCTGCGTCGGACTAGAGGAAGCCTACGTCCGTTTCAAGCGGCAAGCGATCCTCGGCGCGCTGACGATCGGCAACCTCGAAGCCTTCGCGCTGCGATCCTATCCGTGGATCCTCGTTCACCGGCTCCAGCCGACCGAGTGGCGCCGACTGATCGGCATCAAACAAGGCGGCAAAGAAGCACCAATGGAGTACGCTCGCACTATCCTGCCCGACCTAAACGATCAGGACGAGGCGGACGCGATCTGCATCGCGCGCGCCCTCTGCCTCGTCGTCGATAGTGGCGTCTAATGTCGCTTGCAGGAAACTACGGGCGCAGCCCGAAGAACTCACCGACCACCACCGGAAGGATCGTTATGACACCCCGCAAGACACGCACGAAACACACCGAAGAGATCGCGATCGCCTTCGCCTTCACCGAATACGACGCGCACACCCGGCGCGTACGCGACCAACGCGCCAAGCGTGATCGTGACCTAGCCACCTCGGTAGGCATCGAGATCGGCACAATGCGCGAGGCGGATCGGCGCAAACGCCGCGAGGCTCGCATCTGGGATCGCGGCTTCATCGTCGGCGTACTCGTTGCGCTCGCGTGCATCCTGATCGGCCTCTACTCGGCGAGCCTCGCGCAAGGCGCGAGCCGCCCTGCGCCTCATGCCGCATCCTCTAACCCGTTCGCCGGGTATCCTCCCCACTTTCGGACATGGCTGCGTATTGGAATGTGTGAGCAGCCGAAGCGCGGGATCAGCTGGCACGATGTCAAGACTGACAAGCAGCGCCTCCGAAGCATCGCGTGGAAGCAGAATTACAACCACTCGTTTCCCGGCGGTCTCGGTCTGACTCTTGCCAACTGGGACACCTTCAAGCCGCCGAGCGCCAAGCGCATCGCCCTGATGAGCGACGCGAGCATCGCCCAGCAACTCTGGGCAGCCGAGCGCCTTTGGCGCTGGGCGGAGCGCACCTACCCGACGAACGGGCATACGGCGTGGGAATGCTCGTTCACCATCGGCTGGACCACCGGCGACCCGACAGACGCGCTGCGATGAACCTTGACCAAGCACTCAATCTTGCCGTCCTGATCGCCCTAGTCGCCGCGATCGTGGCGATCGTCGCTGGCGAAGTCATCCAACGCTGGCGGCGACGATGAGCCTCGACGACTACCCAAACAACGCGACACCAGAAGAACGCGCTGCATACAAGCTCGGACGACTCAAAGAACAGAAAGCGACACGCGCCCAATCCCGCAACCACGACAAACTCCACCACGCTGCACGATCCATCGCCGCCTACTTCCCGACGCATCCGGCAGGATCTATCGCGCAGAAAGCGCTCGACTCCCTCAAGTACCACATCGAAGCCGACCATGATGATCTCTGACGCCTTGATCCTCGCCGGCATCGTCATCCTATTTCTTTTACTAGATAAGTCTGGACGCGCATGACAACCACCACAATCACAATCACGCCGGCATACCTTGCCCGAATCCATGACGGCTTCGAGCTCGCCAACATCATCCACGAATCGACATTTGACGCCTTCAACACGCACAATGTCGATTTCGACCTTGCCGTTGTTCACACGCTGATCGCAAAGATCACGACCGCCCTGGCTGACGAGTGCGACACCGGCACGACCGCGGAGGGCGATGTCTATCATCTCGTCCCCGTCACTACCTACATCCCGATCGAGAAAGCAGCCGCAGCATGAAACGCAGCGACCTAATCCACCAGCCCGACGTTTGGCCTTTGCTCGCTGCGAAGATCCCCGAGGTCGTCGACGGCATCGGCGAGATGATTGAGGCAGTAACCCGCCGGCGAGACTTCAACGAACAGATCGAGGCAAAGTATCGCGCCGGCGAAGTCGAGCATGAGCGGGACTGGTTGACATGGAACGACCCGCATCGTTTCATCGTCGAAGCCGCCGAAGAACTCCACGATCTCATCGTCTACCAAGCGATGCTGCTCGTCTGGCTCGACGCGGAACTGTCTGACGACGCGCCCTCGGTGACGCTATGACGCGCGACATCTCCGACGAACACGCCGCCTATCGGGCAGCGCTCGAACAGATCGCCCGCTACAAACACACTCCGCGCGCGTATCGGCATACCAAGTTTGAGCAGCTCGTCAAGATCGCACAGGAAGCCCTAACCACCACCACCGATGCAACCTAGCCTACGCACCGCGGCAGCCAAATACGCGAGCCTCGGCTATGGCGTCATTCCCCTGCATTGGATCAAAGACGACAGCAAATGCAGCTGCGGACGCGTTGACTGCGAGTCGGAAGGCAAACACCCACTAGGCGAGCATGGCGCATCTAATCCGATGCTTGACGCCGAGCTCGTAGCAGCCCAATGGGAAGACACGCCCGAAGCGAACATTGGTCTAGTCGCCGGCGCGTCGCGTCGCGTGATCGTCGACCTCGACTCGCTGGCAGCGAAGGATCACCTCAAAGACATCTGCGATTTAGATACGCATACGGCGATGATGACGGCACCGATCGCCAAGACCGGCAACGGGTGGCATGTCCACTTCGACGACCCGTCGGGATCGTACGCGCCCAGCGTTGGCACGGGCGAAGACTCGGGCATCGACATCCGAGGTGGTGTCTCCTACATCGTGGCGCCACCGAGCAGGCACAAGAACGGCACGACCTACAAGTGGATACAGGGAACCGATGCCACCTCCGCGCCACCCGTCACGGCATGGCTGCACGACTACCTGACCGGGCGTCGCAAGGCACCCGCGCCGATCCTCGAAGACGATCACGTCGAAACAAAAGGCGGCAGGAACAATCTACTAGCGAGCCTGGCGGGATCGATGCGACGGCGTGGCATGAGTGTCACGGCAATCGAAGCCGCCCTGCTCGCAGAGAACGCGCTGAAGAACAAGCCGCCGCTACCGGTCGCCGAGGTCACGGCGATCGCTCGCAGCATCGGCAAACTCCAACCGACAGATGTGCCGGAATACATGCCAAGCGTGTACCTCGGCGATCTGATCACGGAACGCGCCGAAACAACCGAGCGGCGCTACACGTTCCTCAACGAGACGCAGATAGAGAACCTGCCACCCGTCGCGTACCTAGTAGACAAGGTGCTACCACTAGGCGGCTACGGTCTGATCTACGGCCGGCGTGGATCTGGCAAGACATTCGACGCACTAGACCTAGCCCTATCGATCACGACCGGGCGGCACTATCACGGGCTTGCCACTCACGCCGCCGGCAGTACCGTCGCCTACATCATGTCCGAAGGCGCAGCAGGCCTCAAGAAGCGAATCAACGCATGGAAACAAGCCCGACTCGTCACCACCATCCCCGGCTTCCACGCACTCCCATCGAGCGTCCCACTCAACGACCCCATCGCCCTAGCCGAACTATGCCTAGCCATAGACCAACTACCATCGGCGCCATCCCTGCTCGTCATTGACACTCTTGCTCGTAGCGCCTCGGGTCTTGATGAGAACAGTTCGCAAGACATGACGAAATACATCGGCATCGTAGATAGTCTTCGCGAACGCTACGGCTGTGCCGTGATCCCGATCCATCACGCAGGTTGGAACGCTGGTCATGAACGCGGATCGACCGTCATCGGTGACGCAGCTGACTGGATCATGAAGGTCAGTCGTGACGATCAAGACGTAGTGCATTGCGCGACAGAGAAAGTCAAAGACGACGAACAGCCCGACGTTTGGAAGGCAGTCTTCGTAGGTCAAGACGGCACCGGGTCCGGGACGCTGGAACCTGACACGACACCCGTCCCGATCGATCCCGACGTAGAGCTCGTCATCCTCGAATGGGAGCGACTATCGCCGACCGACCAGGGTCAGACATCATGGAACCAGATCTGCAAGATGGTTGGATTCGGAAGCGACAAAGCGGGACGATTACGACGCAGCCGAGCGCACGACATCGAGTCGATCGGCTGGCGATTCGCGTACATCGGAAACACCGGAACCACGGGCGCAGGGTACACGCTGGAACGCATCGAAACAGCCCCGCAGATGGTGGTCGAATAGTGCGCCAAACACGCTCCGAACCCCCTGCACGGCACCCTCAAAAACGGCTACCCCCTGTGCAGGGGGTTGCAGAGGGTTACAACCCGATAGATAAGCCAAACAACGACAGTCCAAGGCACCCCATGCACCCCCTCCCCACCCCTATAGGGTGGGAGGGTGCAGGGGGTAGTGCCGCGGCACATAAAATAGGGGTAAGCCAAACAGGAAAGTGCAGGTGATGATGAGCAAAAAGAAGCCAGAGCAAGTGTTCGCAATCACCGCCTCGACCTGCTTCCTCGCCCTGTCTGGCTTAGTGACAATCCGAGACAACGATGACGGTCTGTACGATGATGAAGCCGTGGCATTTGCCGACTACCTGATCCAGATCATCCTCGCCCAACCCGACACCGTACTGGCGATGGAAGCTAGCGAGCTCGACGAGATCGGGCAGACGCTCATCCATAACTGTGAAGCCTGGCTAAGTTGACCTGCTGCCGATCGTGCGACGCGCAACTCTCCAAGTACGCCAAGCCATCGGAGAAGGTATGCGCGCCATGCGACAGGCGGATGGTCGCAATCAGCCAGCAGCACGCCTTCGAGATGGAACCGATCGAACGCGACCACGCCGCCTTCGCCTTGCGCTGGCATGGTTACGAGTGGGACACGATCCAGCGACGGCTAGGGATGGTGTCGGTATCCTCTGCAACCAGAGCAGCTGGACGCTATGCCAACCGTAACGATCTGAGATTGCCATGAACGCGAACGTGCAGAACCTAGACGACAAGATCACCAGCGAAGCGCCTGCTGATCATTGGGGCGACGTTGACTGCTCCGGCGTCACCGTGTTGGATCTTGGTGCTGGAGACTTCGGGATGCGTCACAATCGCGGCTACATCTCCACGGTCGATCATTGGCTAGGGCTTGGCGCTGCGTCCGTCATTGCGGTTGACATGAACCTGCGGGATCTGGTCGAGGTCGGTGGTGATGATCGCGTGACGATCGTGGCGGACACGATGTTCCACTCGGCGCAGATCGACGCGCTGTTGGAGCAGCATCGCCCCGCGATCGTGAAGGTAGACATCGAGGGCGCCGAGTGTCTGCTGCGTGACGTGCGTCGTCAAGCGTTCCGCATCGCCGAGGCATGGCTGGTCGAGACTCACACCGACGCGCTGCATGATGACGTGATGGTTGCCCTGGACGATCACGGCTTCGATGTCGTGCGCGTTCGTGGTCATGTCGACTCTGACCGCTTCCGCGTGATCTACGCAGCTAGGCGATCCAATGATTGAGCCTAGCCTGCCCGGTTGGCGGATGCCACAGATGCACCGCTGTCACGTTGCCGCGCTGAACCACGGCTACCGCATTGGCTTGGAGATCGGTGACAACGGTGCCGTCGCGCTTGGTTGTCGTGACATCGATGGTGAGAAGCCTACGATCGTGGTGCTTGGTACTGACATCGAATACGTTGCGACGATCCTGTTCGCGAAACTACTGCAAGAGGAATATATCCCCCGGTCTGTTACGCCGGGCGGGGAGTAGGGGAGGCGGAGGGTATGGCGATCATGCGACCGTGCTTGGATTGTCGATGTTTGTCTGCGAATGGTTCGCGATGCCAGACGTGTGCAAGTAGGCGGGAGGCGGGTAGGGCGGCGGGTCGGGCGCACTATCGTGGCGACTACCGCAAGCGTGCAGCCGAGGTTCGTGCGACCGCGACAATCTGTTGGCTTTGTGGTCAAGGTCCGATTGATGGTGATCCGTGGACTGCGGATCATGTTCAGCCCGGCGATCCCGATTCGATTCTGCTTCCAGCCCATCGCTCCTGTAATAGTGCTAGAGGCGATGCTAAGGGGCGCCGCGCGGCGCAGTACCAGTCTATGGAGAAGCGATGAGTGCGCCTGAGACCCCCGTGTATACCCCGGAGGGTGGGTCTAATGTCGCAAACGCGATCCCACGGACACCCCGGCGCATTTCCTATCC